CTGGAAGCCATAAGCGAACCACAACGCAACGAACTAAATGGAGGTGACGCATGAAAGTAATTGAGGGACAACGACCGGACACCGATATACCAACGGGAAAGCCGGCACTGGACAGAAATGGCACACCGATATATGCTGGGGATAGAGTCCTGTGGCTGCGGACAATCCCAGACCAGGAATGTCCGGCTGGGAGGGTCAATGCAACGATAGTCACGCTGGTCGGCTCGATGTTCTGTGTGGGTGGACAGATAGAGGAGATAGGCCAGGACGAATACGATGGATGGCTTCCCGGCTCTGCCTTTGTCTTATTTGAGAGAGCCAGCACAGAGGGACAGGATTCCCCTGGTATACCGAGTTGTTCATGGCCATGAACACCACGCAAGTCTTACCCTGTCGTCGTGCGGAGTTGCGCCCGTCCGGCGATGTGCCGCGGCGGGGGGTTTGTACATTTACCCCTGTCGCTGTTCTTCTTCCGTTCAGGCGGGCGGTCGACTCAAGGGGCGTCAGTCGAGACGCATGGGGATGTCGACCGCCCGCAGTCTTTTTGGTTGACATAGGAGGAACGAACGATGGGCTTGTCCAGGGGTGATATGGTTCTGAAGGAGAGGGAAGGACTGGAACTCCGCATACGGGACATCGTGGAGGTGTCGTTTCGTTCCGGTGAAGGCAAGATCGGTCGAGTTGTTGGTGCGGTCGGCGGCGATGTCCTGGTGTGGTTCGAGGGTACGCCATGTGCCCTGCCAGTTCCTCCTGGTGCGATTACGCTGCTCAGGCGAGCCACGCCCGAACCTTCAGATGCGGCCAACTTTCTGCTACAATGACGCACGATGAGAACGAAGGCGTCCGACCGCTCCATAGCACTACCGGAGTCCCGTCCCTGGGAGAACCTACAGGGTGAAAGCGACTATGCCTATGGCGCTTTCTGTCAGTATCTCGACCTTCCCAAACGGGGCGACCCGGAACGCACGAAAGACGGTGCCAGGCGGTTCTACGAGGACCTCGCGAAGCAGCGCAATGTTCCCATCTCAAGCATCTGCTCGATGGCGAGGAAGTGGTGCTGGATTGACCGGGCGATTGCCTACGACCAGTTCCTCGCCTTCAATCCGGCGAAGATCGCAGAGCTTGAGGCACGCCGACAGTTTACCGCGGAGTTGAGGGAAGCTGCGATTGATATAAGGCAAAAGGCGTTGGCTGCCATTCAGGAGATGGGATTCCGGGATATGAGCGAGGCCGTGAAGCTCTATCAGCTCGGAGTGCAACTAGAGGAAAAGGCACAGAAATTTGAAGACCCCGACGTTGAGTCAAAGCGGAAGAATCTCGTCAGCGACATTAGAGGACTTGTCGAGTCTATTACCGCCGGGCTGGGAAGGGTTGCCAGTGGAGGCACTGGAGGAACTCTCCAAGCGACTGAGAGAACAATCAGCCTCGACCTCCCCGGTCCCGGCGACGGAGGGATTCGAGCGTTACCGGAGGAAGCCACATCTGTTCGCGAAGGAAGTTCTGGGACACAGTTGGTGGCCAGCGGAGATCCGGTTGGGCGAGATGGCGGTGACTGAGACCCGCGTTGCAGTGAAGGGGGGACACGGAACCAGCAAAACCTGGAGTCTTGCGGATTTGGCCATTTGGTTCCTGCACTGCTGGTCGCCAGCTATCGTGGTGACCACGGCGCCTTCCGGCGAGATAGTCAAGAATGAGATTTGGCGATATATGCGTCGCAGTCGGCTCGATGCGAAGATCCCGCTCCTATCCGGCATATTGCCGAAGGAACCGCTCTGGGACATCGGCGCCGACCGTTATGCCATTGGACTTGCAACGGACCGAGGCGACCGGTTCCGCGGCAAGCACAGTCCCAACATGCTGTTTATCTTGGACGAGGCGAACGGGCTTCCGTCGTGGGCGTGGGAGGAAGCGGACAACATGTGTACCGCTCCCAACAACCGGATTATCGCATCAGGGAACCCGATAGAGCCAGCCGGACCGTTCTACAACTGCTTCAAGGCGGGATCGGAATGGGCGCCCCTTACATTCTCCTGCCTCGACCATCCCAACGTTCTGGAGGACAATGATGTTTACCCTGGCGCCGTCAGCCGGAAGTGGGTTGAGACAAGGGTAAAGAACCATTCGACCCCGATTGGTTTGGCGGACGAGAGGCAGGCAGGCGATTTTGAGTGGCCCCTGACAAGCGGTGTTTATCACAGACCAAGCCCAACCTTCCAGGCAAGGGTGCTCGGCGAGTTCCCGACGGAAGGACCGGACACGCTCATCTCGCTTGCCTCAGTCGCACGGGCGCGAAAGAACGCCATACCGATTGATGAGACGACGAAGGTTGACATCGGCATGGACGTGGCGTATCGTGGGGGCGACTACTGCGTAGTGTTCGCGCGCCGCGGTCCGTCTGTCATCGCACGCCGGAAGTGGCAGGGGATTAACCCGGAGAAGTCGAAGCGCGAGCTGGGGGCTTTTATCCGCGAGTTCAATTTCCGGGGACTGAAGGTGGGGACGGTCGCCGTTGATGCTATCGGCATCGGCTCCGGTCTTGCCTACGGTATCCAGGCGGCGCGGGAAGAGGGAGATATTCAGTGCGACCGGGTGATTCCCGTTCAAGTGTCGGAACGGGCGAACGATCCCGAACGGTACGAGAACAAGCGTGCGGAGATCGCTTACGGTTTGGCGGAACGTGCCAGGCAGGGAGATTTCGACCTGACCCGGCTGGGCGAGGATGCGGACGACTTTGAGAACCAGGACACGCAAATCCGCAGGGACTTCGACCAGCGGTTCCGTCATCGACTTGAGCTGAAAGACCGCTTCAAGGACAGGGTTGGGATCTCGCCCGACGATTTCGATGCGATGGCGCTCTGCTTCATTGATACGACGGACACCTATGCCGAGGACTACGCGACGGTGATGAGCTTTGAGTAGAGTACGCAACCGGATACTGACGCTTTGGCACGGTCCGGCTCGACTTGTTATCTATGAATCGCATGAAGGATGTCGCGTCGTCTTTGAAGAACATCGGCTATGGTGGTGGCGTGCGATAGTCGGTTCACCGATGTTGCCCGACTTGACGGCGGCACTCATCTGGACGGCACAGTATCGGGATAAGGTTGCCGCGAACCGGGGGCGGAAAGGTTCCCGTCAACTCAGAAAGCGAACGGCATGGGCAATCGCGAAGGGACTCATAAAGTAGTATCATTTGCGATACAGGCGCAGATCGATCCGATAATTGGCAATCACCTGTTCCTGGAGGCGACCGTGGACGGGGAGACATCTCCGTTGCTACGGTACTGGGTTACACAGGTAGGCGACGACTGGAGAGAGCGGATTACCGAAGCGCAGGGCATCCTTAACGGGCTACGCTCGGAGTGGGAAGGTGCACCGAACACAACATGGTACGCACTGTCCCGGGTCATCGCGAGTAAGATGTCAGGTGCGACGGTCGAAGTGGGCACTTGACAAGCACTAAGTCTATTGTATAATAATGGTGAATAGGTTGCCCGGCTAGGCGGTTGATCCCCGCTGATGCTGACAGCTTTGCGGCTCCAAGCCTACGTAGGGGGCTTGGAGCCGTTTTGTATGTACGCCGGGCATACCCTTTTCAGGAAGAACGATGGGGCTGATAAATCAGGCAGCGACCCGGATAGCGGCTGCAACCAGGGCACTTGTCCGTGGTGTGGGTTCGGCTGTCGCTGGAAAAGGCTTTTCGGACGCCGATTTTCTGAGTTGGTGGGGGAAGCAGTACACCGTCAGCTACGAACGGACGCAGGTGCATAAGGACATGCACCGAATGGACTGCGATGATGGTGTTATCACCTATGCACTCAACACCATCGCGAGCCGTGCACTCGGACTGTCGGAAGACCCGACGATAGACTCGTTCACCGTTCTGCTTCAGACCGAGGAACAACTTGATAGCTCAGAAGTCCCGGAGGAAACACTCAAACGTGCTCAGTGGGAAGTCAAGAGGCTGGTCGCACGGTTGGGACTACAAACCGATGCATGGCAGATAGTCCGCGGGTTTGTGAAGTTCGGCAACGTCTTCCGCGAGGTGCTGATAGACGAGGCGCAGAAACTCATCGTAGCGCTGAAACCCCTCCCTGAGCAGACCATCTGGCCGAACAAAGACGCGCGCGGCAATAAACTACCTGGCTACATCCAGCGACCGGAGAATATGCCCTCTGGCACGTCCGAGATAGTTTTCCAGGAGTACGAGATCCTCCAGTTCCCGTTCGGCGAGATAGACGGGTATCTTGGCACGCCACTGATGAAGTCCAGTCGGAAAGACTGGAAACGACTGCATCTTGCCCTTGATTATACGGGTGTCGCGAGGATTATCCGAGCGTTCGTGAAGCTCGTCCACAGAGTCCCCGTGTCAAGCGACTGGTCTACGGAACAGAAGAAATCTGCCATTGAAGAGTACAAGCGCGGCATGACGAAGCGACCGCTCTTCGACTCCGACACCGATTCGTTGACTCACGAACCCTGGCCTCAGAGTGTGGCGTCCGATATGTTTATAGCGGAGGACGGCACGAAACGCGGCGGGGTTGAGATGCTCGACCCGGAGAACGCGCAGCTCCAGAACATCAACGACATCATGCACTTCATGGACAGGATAATCTGCGCGACTCATGTCCCGAAGCGTTATTTCCCGTTCGATAGCGGCGCGCCGAAGCTCTCCGAGGGCGGCGGTCAGGCGGAAGACAAAAACTTTGCCTGTCTGTTGGTCATCTGTCAGAACATCCTCAAGCAAGGACTTGCAGACTTGTTCGACCGTCAGCTCGTTCTGGCTGGCATCAACCCGGCTCAGATCAGGTATGTGTTCAGGATGGCGGACATCAACACGACGGACCAACTCCGCTCCGCACAGACGCAACTTGCGCTTGCCAAGGTGATGGACATGATGATGGCCAGATTCCCTGAGATGGGCGAGCGGATGGACGTTATGCTCCGGGAATACAGCCGAATGTCCGATGCGAGCATGGCCACACTGTCGGACATGGAGCATACAGTTCCCGACGATTCCGAAGATGAGGATGTGCCGAAAGGCAAGAACGGCAAGAAGCCGAGAGTGCAACTTCCGGGAACCGGTGTTGGACCGGAAGTGAGGAGTCAGGTTTAACCATGAACAAGCTCCTCCGACAGCGGCATGGACAGCCACAGGCTGAGTGCGAGATAGAGTTGGTCGTAGATGGGCCGGAGGTCATCGGCGGCGCAACTCTCCGCAAGAGAGACAAGGCATGGGTCCCGCTGTCAGTCGGGACGAGGCTGTGCGAGGAAGATCGAGCAATCGTACTCCGGTACAACGAGGATGCGATTGTGTCCGATCCGATTCCCGATGGTGCGGTGAAGACAATGGAAGATGCTGCCAACTACGTAGGTTGGTTTTGTGCGAAGTGTCTTGAGCGCGGCAAGGTTACGCGGTACGCGAGCGTCTTCAGCCTGCGTCCGCACATGAGCTTTCACCTTCACCGGGAACGGAAGGCTGCCGAGCAGAGACGAGACTCCGAACGGTATGCAGCAATTCGACTGGCCGAGAAGCAGAAGGCTCAACGGGAACGGTATGCCCTGAAGAGGCACATGGAGCCGCTCTATGCCATACCCAGATGATGAGAGTGTGCCGGACTACATTAAGAAGTATCCGGCTAATAAGCGGCGTCAGTGGCGGAAGGTCTGGAACAACGTTTACGAGCGGACGGGGAGCGAAGAGAAGGCTTTCAAGGCGGCGAACGCCATCTTGAAGCAGGAGGCGATGGATATGAAAACGGCCGAAGCGAATCAGACCAGGGATCAGACACAGGTGCGTCTGGATTTGCTCGACTCGCTCATGCAGGTCGGCAAGAAGCTCTCCAAGGCGACACTCGCCAAGCTGAAGGAAGTCATGGACAAGCTCAAAGAGCTTATGGACATGGACGACATGGACGACATGATGTCGGCGCAGGCGTGGCTTCCAGCGCAGGAGATTCTTCTCCAGGAACTCGTTGCGGGCGAGGCGATAGATGTGTCCATCGAGGAACTGCTATCCACGATAGCACGCGCGGTCTCGTCTGACCGGGCGCTTGGGACGGGCTACAAGTACGTCGTCGCGACGATGGCGGATTGGCTTGTCTATTGTGCGGAAGAGTGGGGTCCGAACGGGTACGGTTACTCTTACTACCGCGTCGATTGGTCGAAGGACGAGGACGGGATTACGCTCGGCGACCCGGAAGAGGTCACTATCCGCAAGATAGTCACCGACATGGACCAGGCACTCGTCGAAGCTGATCTTCTTGGTCAGGCGCGTGCCGATGTCTCGGATGCCGACAAGAAGCGGGCGGCCAAGGAATACGGGGACGTGGAATACGCCGACCCGGAGAACAAGAAGTATCCCATCGACACCGAGAAGCACGTCCGGGCGGCCTGGAGTTACATCAACATGCCGAAGAACGCGAAGTTCTACTCCCCTGCGAAGCTCGCGAAGGTCAAAGCTCGTATCAAGCGAGCGGCGAAGAAGCTCGGTATCGAGATAAGCGAAGAGAGTCAGGCGGCGGCGGTTCCGGTCGGTCATGTCATTGAGCAGGATAACGGTCAGGCGCCATTTCTCCTGCAGCAGTCCAAGGTAGAGATTTCGCTGGTCCAGGACAAGGGCGACGGCAAAGGCGTGGTATTCGGCGGCGTGGCAACACACGGCAACGTGTTGAACGATATGGGTGTGCTCTACCCAACCGAACTATGGGAATCGCAGATGGAGTCCCGGATAGTTCCGATGCTCTCGCAGGGGCGGCTAGTCGGCGCGACCTGGCACCCTCACACGTCCGGCGGTAGACCGCGCGATCCTCATGTCCATGAACTGTCTCACAAGTTCATGGAAATCGAGATGGACGGCGACTTTATGCGGTTCCAGGCCGAGACGATAGACACTGAGGCCGGTCGGGACCTTGCTGGTGTGCTAAGGGCGGCAGTCGGTTTGGACATGAGCACACGGGCGACCGGTCGACTCATCGATGGGGAGTGGGAAGACCAGGCGGTTAAGGTTCCCGACCCCGGTAGTTTCGAGTTGCACGGCATAGATGTCGTGCTACAAGGCGCTTCTCCTGGCTCTGCAGTGGAATACGCCAGGCTCCAGGACGCAAGTTCGGGGCCGGAATCGGAGGATGCGATGGAACGCGACGAGATCAAGCAGATGATCCAGGACGCCATTGCCGCCGGGAACTCTGAGGTTCTTGGCAAGCTCCAGGCTCTCGAACAGAAAACAGAGGGGAGCCAGAGCCAGGCGGCGCTGTCCGATGAGGACAGGACATTGCTGCAGAGCGTGAAGGAGGCGCAGGAGGCGGCGATTCGCACGACCGCGCGCGATGCAAAGGTAAAGGAGGTCATGGGGGCCATACCCGACACGGAGTTGCCGAAGCAGTTCCGGTCAACATTCGAGGGGTTCCTCCAGGACTTCGCCCAGACTGCGGAAGAGGTGGAGGGCAAACTCGCGGCTGTGAAGAGCCGGATGACGCCGTTCCTTACGGCGCACAACGATATGCTCTCGAAGGGCTTCTACGTCCCGGAGTACAACGACGACGGCACGGAGAAGGGTCGGCTCACCTCTATCGCCCAGGGCATTGACGAACTCGTCCAGAAGAAAGTCGACCAAAAGATGCTGGTGGAGACCGGAAAAGAGGACTTCTCCAATACGGCCTGGGTGATGCGTCGAATTCTGACGACGCTCGCGCAGGAGAGACCGGACCTCGCGGTTGGCTGGATGAAGATGCGGAACCGCGAGATCACGACACTGGAGCAGTCGAAGGAATGGCTTCTGTCTCAGGCTGGCTGGCAGCACTTGCGGCAGGCGGGTGAGATGAAGACGACGGACATTGCGGCCGCCGTGCCGTATGTCTTCCCGATTGTCGTTGACCTCTATCCGCAGCTTATTGCCATGCAGCTCGGCACAGTTCAGCCGCTTGAGCGGTCAACGGGACGCGTCTACTTCTGGAAAATCCACGATCAGGACAACAACCTGATGTCGAACGTTGCCAACTTCACCGGGAGCTATGCGAACGACCCCGGTGAGAAGGGCACTGTCAAGCGGCTGAAGGGTAAGATCACTTCCAGTGAAGTGACCTGCGAGATCAAGAAGCTGGGTTACGACCTGTCGGTAGAGGTCCTGCGTCACCTGCGGACGGACTTCGGCATTGACGCGACGGACGTGCTCGCTCAGGCTTGCGCGGACGAGATAGCCCGCGAGTGGAATTACAACATCCTTGCGGAGATGGCCTCCGGTGCAACGGCTGGCAACGTCAACTATGGCACCGCGATTCCGGCGGACGCCAGCTACGACGGCGAGCAGTGGCAGAAGCAGATCATCAACCACGTGCAGCGCGCGCGCGACCTCATCTACGAGCAGACGTTCAGCGATACTGCGTGGATAATCGGCGAGCCGCGGCAGATCAGCCGTATCACATGGCTGGCGAAAGAGGCTGGTCAGTACTCCGGCGATGGTCGCGGACGGATTGCCGAGGGCGTTGATATAGTCGGCAACCTGTCGACGGGCGAAGTGCTCGTCAAGGTCGGTTGGTGGGATACCCTGCTGCCGGACAAGTTGCTTGTGGCAGGACGCGGAACCACATGGCCGAGGACGGGCTACGTGATAGCCCCGTACCTTGGTCTCTACGTAACTCCTGTCTGGGTTGACCCGGCAACGCTCGACGTGGAGCAGTCCATGATGAGCGAGCTGGCGCACAAGATGGTGAACGGCGACTACTTCGCGACAGTGACCATCCAGGAAGGAACTGCCGGAACTCCGCTCTAGTCCTGAGCAGCGGCTCTGGCGCACGACGGGGGGTGGAACGCGGCAACCATCCCCCTCCTTCTTCACAAGGGAGCGATGTCGGACTTGATTCCAGTGTTGAACCTCTCACGAGCAAAGCAACTATTCGGCCCTCACACATTGCCGCCTGGCCAGTGGACTGACCTGCCGCGAGAGTTGGCTGCGACTCTCGCAAACAAACTCGATTACCGCGTCGATAGTCAAGACCTCATTGGTGATTATTGCTTCGCCGAGCGGGATATGGTCTACCTAGGCTGGTCGAGTCCATTGCACTATGCGGATGGTTATGGAAGCATCGCCCAGGAGATTGCTCGGGCATTTCTTGAGGACCCAAAGGTACGGCTGTCCATCTTCCCCCGCGACTACGACCCCGGCCACTTCCGGTTCGGCGGTTATGCACTCGAAGATTGGGAGGAGAAAGCGTTTGTGCCCCGCCCGATAATCGCCAGACTTTCCGAGCTTCAGGACCGGTGCTTCTACGGCATCAACATGACCTGGCCCCGAGACCTGCACCGTTATCCGTTCCCCCGCGCCATCGGATTGACGATGTTCGAGACGAGTCGACCGCCGAGCGCCTGGGCACAGTATATGAATCGGTGTCGGCGGATTGTCGTGCCCTGCAAGCAGAACAAAGAGGCGTTCGAGGGCATCGGTGTAACCGTGCCCATCCACGTTGTGAACCTTGGAGTGAATCCCGATGCATGGCCTTACGTGGACCGGTCGGTATCGGGAGAAGCACCGTCCCCATTCACATTCCTGATGGCTGCAGGTTTGACGCACCGCAAGAACCCAGTCGGTGCCGCGCGCGCGTTCGTTGCGGCCTTCCCGCAAGAGCCTGACGTGCGGCTTATTCTGAAAACACGAGGAACTCAGACCGTGGCAGGCTTCCGCGATTGGGCGGTAGACCTTCCCAATGATGAACGTATCAGGCTCGTCTGCGAGGAGAGCACACCGCGCCAGATGCACGATTGGATGGCACATGCGAACGCCTTCGTTTTTCCCAGTCGGGGGGAAGGATTCGGTCTGACGCCACTTCAGGCTATGGCGACTGGTCTTCCGACGATAGTATCCGACAACTCAGGCATGAGCGAATACGCGGACTCCAGGTACTGCTATCCCTTGCCGTGCGAGGCCGTTCCTGTGCCGAGGACACCTGTGGAGGGCGGTTTTCCTATAGATTGGGGTGATGTTGGTGATTGGTGGGAACCGGACTTCGATGCGCTTGTGGCGACGTATCAACAGGTTTACCGCAACTATACCAAGGCGTTAGACCGGGGCAAGCGGGCGGCGGAGGCAGTCCGCGAACGTTGGACGATCGAACGGACGGCGGCGGGGATACTCGATGTGGTGATGCAGGATGCGAGAGAGGACGGGTTGCTTGAGTAACACTCTCGTGGAGCGAAGACGACGGACGGGTGTCTCGTCTGCATGAACCTGTCCGGGAGGTTACAGATTCATGGGACACACAGCCTACCGCCGGGCGAATGGTCCAGGGTTCCGTCCGACCTGGCACGAAGACTCGTTGGAGACCCAAACTATACGCTGACGTATCGCGGTGCTGGCTTTCAGCCGGTGCCGGGCGTGTCCTCAGACTCCTCGCACCCAATGGTGAAGCGAATCGCCTCTATCGGCAATCTCATCGGCGGATTCCAGTGTGGTGGATGGGTTCCGGCGAATCAGGTTCGCCAGCAAACGGTCACAACCTGGCCGAACGTGCTGGTTGTTGTGCCGGTATACAACTGTCCATCTCTATTGAAGACGTGTTCGCGGTCGTTGGCTACCACGAAGTATGGCGGGAAGCTGAGGGTCGTTTGGATTGACAACGGTAGCACCGACAAGACTATGGCTCGCTCGCTCGCCAATGGGCAGTACGGCGAATCCATCAGGCTTGAACCCGGTCGTGGCTTTGCGGGTGCCATCAACGAAGCGGTTTCGGGGGCGGATGAGCAGTACTATGTGCTCTTGAACCAGGATTGCGAACTTACCGACCCCCTCTGGCTGGAAGCCCTGATTCGATGGACGGAGATACGTCCGGCGTGTGCGGTCGCCGGTGCGAAACTACTATACCCGAACGGACGGTTGCAGCACGCAGGATTGTAATTCCCTGTTGGTTCTGCCGG